CATCGAAGTAGTACGGTGGAATACCCGGACACCTCTGATTATGGAGAAGGGACCAGAAATGGCTCCATTCTCCTTCAGGATGTCCCGACTTACTTGACCTCTTCGGAGATCAGTAAGGCGTACCCGGGAGGTCTTCTCCCGGCTGGGTACACGTCGCTTGGACTGGGCATATCCACTTATACAACACAGAAGAATTGGTTTGAAGCCAATTTCTTCCTGTTGCCTAAGATTGGGTATGACCCGTCCGACTTTGTTTCGCGACTTGATTCCCTCGTGAACACAAGGATTACACCTTCTGTTCTCTGGGAATTGACACCATGGTCTTGGCTCGTCGACTGGGGCCTTAGAATAGGCGATGCTCTGCAGACCGCAGAGCGCCTGGCCGACGATCGTGTTCACGCTCAATATGCCTATGGTATGCGCCACACAACTGTGCGACGTCATGCAAAGGTTATTGAAAACCCGCGTAACCTTAATCTCTCGAGTGCTACACTCTTGGAGAAGAAGGAACGCGTGCGCGCGAACCCCTATGGGTTCAAGGTGGGTGGCTATTCCGGGCTTAATGCCTGGCAACAGTCAATCCTCCTAGCTCTTGGTCTCACAAAGACCAGGGTCTGAATCATGCCTTACCGCTGGCTTCGCGGCAATCACACAACTCATTCCCTTGGAGGGCCTAGTGCTCGCTGACCCGCAGTCCGTTACCATCTCTGGTACGGCCATTTCTCTGCCGAAGACTGACGATCGTCCTCAGACGAACGTCTATTCTTCCTTCGCCGACGGTGTTACCTTGTTTGGGACGCAGCGCGTCACAGGCAAGGACAACCGTCGACGTGCGACTGTTTCTCTCCAGAAGGAGAAGATCGCTGCTGACGCCCTCACGGCCGTCAATCAGCGTGTCGCATCCTCTGTCACGGTCTCATTCTCGTTCCCCGCGGGGTTTACGACGACTGAGGTCGAGGCACAGGCGGCAGCACTCATCACCTGGCTTACTGCCAGCACCAACGCGAATCTCAAGAAGATTCTCGCTGGAGAGCGATGAGTGGCTTGGAAGCGCTCGTTGTTTGTGGAATCGTCGTGCTGATCTCGATCAGCATCGGCGCGTTCACACTCGCAGCTTCGCGCAACCGGTCATAGAGTACTAGGCTTGGATGCCTACCCTCAAGTGGGAGACATGAAAAGCCTACTAACTCTCCATCTCTCCGTCCTGCAAGATGTAGGACAAATCTGCTCCGCCGAGACGTCACGGGATGCTTCACGCACCTCGTTACGTTGGGAACACGAGGGTGATTCGTTTTTGACGATCACTCTCCCAAATTTCGCCAAGGCCCTTGAGAAAGGCCTTTCAGACGGAATTTGGCCGCGTCACGACGCACTTGGTTTCAAGTACGTCGGAGGTCTCCCCGCATTTCTGCGAGGTTTCCTCACGCTTGTGTTCCACCCCTCTGGAATCATTCTGGATTCCCCATCAACTGATGCGATCTTTGCGATCCGTCAGTTTTGCCTTCTTAGTCAGAAGGTTGATCGCGACCCTAGCCCTGTAAGGGTGAAGGCCGCTATCGATGGGTATCTGAATACCGAGGTTGTACTTGGAATGAGTAACTGGGTTGAAACTGATCCAGTTCCTCAGAAGGTTCGAAAGGCCTTCGTTTCCTTGTACTCGGATCTGCTCTCAAACCTCGATCGCAAGATCCGTGAGTTTGAGCTCATTCCGAATCACGGTCCTGGTTCCACTTCCGATGGGTTGACCCCTTATCAGAAGTGGGACCTTACCTACTGGCCGGATAGACTTAATCAAGTCTTTCCGTACTGGAGGTATTCTCAGAACACTATCGTGTCCTGGGAGTCCCGTGATTAC